GGTTGGAAGCTTAACGGTGGGTCCCCCAGTACTTCTGCTCCCGAGAGCAATACCCTTGCTTATGGTCTTTTCATTATGCCCTCAGCTTCTGCTGCTGCCGGTGCCACTGGTTCTCTTGCTGCTGTAATTTATACAACAGGTTCTGCTGCTACCCTTAGAGGGATTCCAGCAGAAGGAAGTGTTGTGACTTCTTCTACAGCTCAATTGATTAAGTCACAAACTAGTGGACAACCTGCGACATTTAAATTAGATATTTGGTCTGATGCATCTAACAAGGAGACCTATACTTTTCACTTTAATTCAACTAACAAAGAAGGTTATATCAGAACAGTTTTAAACACTAATCCCCAAAAGGTAAATACAGATAGTTTTGTTTCTTCGGAAAAGTATTTCCTAGGAGAGACATTTGAAGAATCAGTGCGAAGCCTTGTTACCAGCGTATCTGGTACTGCTGGAGATCAATATGGAATTCTTTTACCTCTAGTTTCCGGCTCGACGCATTATTTAAACAATATAAGAGAAGCAACAGCACCCAAATCTGGGTGGATTATTTCTAGAAACCCAAGCCCTACATCAGCTGCATCAACTTGGTCTTCTGCTGAAAGTAAAAAACTTTTCCGTATCGTATCTCTTCATGAGGGAGAGTGGATTCAAGAAAACTATGCTGTGAGAATTTACAATTTGAAACTAGGGACAGTGACAAATCCGAACTCTACATTCTCAATCGCAGTTATTAATAAGGCTGGTGATATTATAGAAAATTTTTCTAATATGTCTTTAAATGAGGGATCTGAGAATTTTATCCTTAAGAAGATTGGTGATGAAGATAGAGTATGGGATACTACAAACAAAATATTTAATGTTATCGGTGAATACCCAAACCGCTCGAATTATATTCGGATTGAAATGTCTGATGATTGGAAGGCAGGACTATCCGACAAATATGCTCTTCCATTCGGATTCTACGGACCTTCTAAGATCAAATCTTTTGGTTTATTTTCGGGCTCCGCTGCGGTTCTGGACTCAAATGAAGCCGCTAATGTAAATGCTTGGGTAAAAGGCAATGATTATACTTATGGATCTGATGGTGTTACTCCGGACTTTGCTAGTTTGCCGGCAGATATGACTGCTTCCTTTATTTTTCCAAGATTGAGACTTACAGAGCAAAGCTCTAAGATGAATGGCAATTACAATAAGACAGATGTTCTTGGCGTTAGGCATGTTTATGGAAATACAGCTACATCTAACAAAGTTGTTTATCAATCATCAGATTATGCTGACTTTATCAATGCTGGCCCTGGTGGACTGGATGTCCACGCTGTTGGGAGCTCAACAGAGACTAGCTTCATCTTTACATTAGACGAAGTTAAATCTGGATCAACCGATGGAAAATGGTATTGGGAAAATGGCTCAATGGCTTCTGCAACTTCTCATGCAAAAGTTCATGGGACAGCCAAGTATTTAAAAGATGCTCCATCTCAATTTAATGTACCTTTGTTTGGTGGATTTGATGGTGTAGATATAACTATGGTTGAGCCTTTTTCCAATAGAAAAGCTTTGGCGGATATGGATGTAAAAAGTCACTATGCTTATAACACAATAGATAAAGCAATTGAGATTATTGCTGATCCTGAAAGTGTAAAGTTTGATGTCGTTTCCATACCAGGACTTTTGCATTCTGGTCTACAGAACAAATTGATTCGTAAGGTTGAAGAAAGAGGAGACGCTTTAGTAATCATAGATTTGGATGATTCTTATAATGAATCATTTGAAAACTCTGGTAAAGCATCAGGCGGAGACTTCAATGATGTTTTAACAACAGTACAAACAAGAGATATAAATAGTAGTTATGCTGCTACGTATTTTCCTAGAATAAAGCTTCGCGATACCACTTCCGGAGCAAACGATGTACTTATCGCTCCAGCCTCAGTCGCGGGTATTGGTGCCATTGCTTATTCAGAAGCCAATTCTGATGGACCTTGGTTTGCCCCAGCCGGCTTCAACCGTGGAGGGATTAGTATTCTTGGTGGTCAAGCTGGTCCTAGAACTGTTGGAACCTACAAGACCTTATCTAAACAAAATCGTGACGAATTATATCAAGAGAATGTTAATCCAATTGCTAGATTTCCAGCGCTTGGTGAGATTGTCATTTTCGGACAGAAAACACTTCAGCAGACACCTTCTGCTTTAGACAGAATTAATGTACGTAGGTTGATGATCTATCTTAAAAAGAAAGTTGGTGCTATCGCAGATACTATTCTTTTTGAACAAAATGTACAGGCAACTTGGAATCGCTTCTTAGCTCAAGCCGATCCACTTCTGTCTAGTGTAAGAGCAAGATTTGGTATTACCGATTATAAACTTGTATTAGATTCTTCAACTACAACTGAAGATTTGATTGATAGAAACATTTTATATGCAAAAGTTTTTGTGAAGCCTGCAAAAGCTATTGAGTACATAGTTATTGACTTTGTTGTAACGAGAACAGGCGTAGAATTTTAAATAGTAAACTAGTTATAGCATTAATAGGAGAACATAACAATGGCTACATTTTGGAGCGAAAAATCAAACATCATAGAACCTAAAAGAAAATATAGGTTCGCAATACAAATCATGGCTTTTGGAGACCTACCGGATACTACTACTTCGGTAATCTGGTATGCTAAATCTGCTACGATACCTTCTTATACAGTTACCTCAGTAACTCATAAGTTTTTGGATAATCAGTACCATTTCCCAGGGCACGTTGAGTGGAATGAGATCAGTGTAAAGATGGTAGACCCAGTATCTCCAGATGCAGTTTTTGCAACACACAAAATTCTTACGAATTCTGGATATGTTGTACCAGCTAGTCAAAACGGCTCTTTTGCTACAATGTCCAAGAAGAAATCAGCAATCGGCGCTAACATTCAAGGTGTTATCCTTACTCAACTAAACGCTGAAGGACAACCTCTAGAGAAATGGACTCTTAATAATCCTTTCTTGACCGGTGTAGAGTTTGGTGAGTTTGTATATGAAGGCGATGATCTAAGAGAAATAGATATGAAGATGAAGTATGACTGGGCAACATGTATGAAATACGACCCTGTAACTGGAGCTGAGGTTGGAGTATTTGATCCTTTAACTGGTAATATTGTACTTCCCCCAACACCATAATTTTCGGAGAATAGATGGCTTTTTGGTCTGAGAAAAAAGATATTATAGAACCTGTTAGACCTTTTAGGTTTACTATACAGGAATCTGGTGTAAATCAAACCGCAGAAGGTAGCCCAAGCGATTTAGGTATATGGTGGTGGGCAAAATCTGTTTCTAAGCCTTCTTTTGAAATATCTCAAGAAGAATATCTGCTTATCAACCATAAAATTAAGTTCCCGGGTGTTGCAACTTGGTCAGATGTCAACCTTAAGATGATTGATTATAAAGATCAAATGAATATTGCAGGGCAAACTAAGTCTTTTAAGTTTTATAATTATTTAAAAGATTCCGGGTATTCTTTTTCCGGAACAGACGGTATCTCAAAAAAGGCAGCCACAACTAGATTTGTCATAGAACAATTAGACGCTGATGGAAATCCATTAGAAACATGGACTCTTATAAATGCATTTATTAAAAAAGTTGATTTTGTTGACCTGTCTTATGAGGCCGAGGAACTAACTGAAATAAATATAACAATAGCTTACGATTTAGCTGAACTAACATAGAGGTAAAAATGAGAAATAATCAAGACCGGTTTGGAGCAAAACAAGACGGCTCCAGCCCACCAACAGAAGGGAAAACACTAGATTTTGTAAAACCAACAGAATTTGTTAATCTACCTTCAAGGGGTACATACCCACAGGGTCATCCACTTCATGGACAGACCACTTTAGAAATATTTTACATGACTGCAAAAGACGAAGATATTCTTTCTTCCGAGACTTTATTGAAAAAGGGCTTAGCAATTGAAAGATTTATGGAAAATGTTATTGTCAACAAAAACATAAAACCAGAAAGTTTATTGATTGGTGATAGAAACGCAGTTATAATTGCTGCTCGATCTTCCGGATATGGTAATGCATATGAAACTTCTGTTAAGTGCCCACAGTGTGGTAGTAACTCAAAAGAAATATTTGATTTAGATAACCCTAAGATCAAAGAGACAATAGAAGAAGAAGAGGAGCTTTCTTTAAGTAAACAAGAAGATGGTACTTTTCTGACGACTATGCCAAGAACTGGTTACAAAGTGAAATTTCGCCTTCTAAATGGACAGGATGAATTAGATATGGTAGCAGCTAAACTAAATAAAAAAAGAACCAGAATTGCTGGGCTGGATAGTTCTGTTACTAGACAGTTTAAGAGAATGATTGTTAGTATTGAAGGAATCGAAGATACAGCAATAGTCAATCGTTTTGTTGATGTTTTGACAACGATAGATTCTGTACATCTAAAAAAGTGCTATTCTTTGGTAGTACCCAATATAGAGATTAAAAATAATTATGAATGTGAATCTTGTGGACATCAGCAGGAACTGGAGGTTCCGCTTAATGCGGACTTTTTTTGGCCTAACTCCTAAATACATGGAGCAGGTTTATGAACAATTTTTCATATTAAAGCACTTTGGTGGCTGGTCTTTTATTGAAGCATACAATTTACCAATAGGACTAAGACTCTGGTGGATGAAACGACTAAATAAACAAGCCGAAGATGAAAAGAAAGAAATAGATAAAGCTAGACGCAAATGATAATTATGCCCGTAAAGGGCATTTCTATTATAAAACTAGTTATGGTACAAAGAGGATTTATTATGAAAAGTATTGATTTTAATTTATTAAACGAAGCTTCTCTACAGAGGGTAATAGGGAACATGACAAAAGATATATTACAGGCAATGTATGGAGTTGATTTCAGGATTGATGTTGATTTGATTAATCTATCTGCTCTTATGAAAGAAGAGCAGAATGAAAAGAAGTATTCTATTAAAGGACAGCCGGAGCAAGTAAAATCATACGTTAAAGCAATCGCAAGAACTAAGTTCTATCTAGATGCAATTAAGGAGAAAGGAAAAGAACACCCGATGTCTGCAAAGAGGAAAGCAGAGTTGGACCAAGCAGTATCGGAGTTTGAAAGTGAGACCAGTGTAAAATGGCCTTTCAAGCATGAGGGATAATAAATGAGCAAAAAATTAACCGCAGAGCAATTAGAGAAAAATAATCAACAACTACAAAAAGAAATAGAACTTCTAAAAGAAATAAAGAAGATCAAAGGAGAAACTACCGAGCTTACCGAAAAAGAGATAACAGCTCAAAGATTAGTGTTAGCTCAAGACGCTGATAGGGCCCTAAAAGCAGGAAATTTGCGCGAAGCCTATGAAAAACAACAAATAGCTTTAAAAGCAATTAGTGATACTCAGGCAGCATTAAATTCATTAGAAGAGACCCGTGATAAACTCCAAATCGAAGCAAACAAGGAAAGAGAGAAAGGTAACATTGATGAAGCTAAGGCTATAGAAGAGAGAATAAAGAATAAGAATTTAGAGATAGATATCCGAGACAAAGAGATACAAAGATACGACGAAATTATTAAAAAAGTTGAAGAGGCAACAGGAGCATATAAAAATCTATCAGCAGCTGGAAAAAAGAACGCAGAAGAAGCAGAAGGTTTTTTTAGTAGTTTGACCTTTGGAGCTTTAAAAGCTGGTGATGCTCAAAAATCGGCAGCTTTTAAGTTTGGAGACCTAACCAGCAGAATGATGCATTCGACAACTGCTGCTGCTGAATTCGCCTTATCTTTTAAACAAGTTTTTAATGTTCAAAATATTGCAGCAGCAGCGCTTGATACTGTTATTGATGCAACCAAACAAATGGTAACACAGTTTGATAATGCCTCAGCAAAGTTTGCTGCTACAACCGGTTTGGCTGGTGGATACAATGATGTGCTTTTGAAGGTTCAAAAACAATCAAATCGATTTGGAATCTCTGCTGCTGAAGGTGGGGCGGCGATGGCCAGTTTACTGGGTGGATTCAATGACTTCCACAGAAGTTCTCCGAAAGTCCAGAAGGATTTAACTATAGGTGTTGCTTCCCTAGGGAAACTTGGAGTATCAGCAAAGCAAAGTACAGACATGTTAAATAATATGAACAAGTTTATGGGAATGTCCGGTACTGAAGCCCTTGCTGCCTCTAAGAAAATTGGTATGATGGGAACCAAGATAGGTATAACAACTTCCAAAATGTTAACAGATTATGATGCTTCCCTGAAGACTCTTGCTGTATATGGAGATAAGTCAATAGATGTGTTTACTGGAATCGCGGCGGCAGCAAAAGCCGCTGGTGTTGAAACAGGCACACTTCTTGGTTTGGCAGAAAAATTTGATACTTTTTCTGGAGCAGCAGAGACTACCGGTAAATTAAATGCGATTTTGGGATCTCAGTTATCAGCAACAGAAATGCTCACTGCTTCTGAGGATCAAAGGATTAAAACACTTATAGGGTCGGTTCAAGCCACTGGGCAGGCTTTTGGCTCTATGGACAAATTTACTCAAAAAGCTATTGCAAATGCTGCTGGTATCACAGATATGGCAGAAGCAAATAAGATATTTGGTATGTCTATGTCCGAATATGAAAATTATGAAGATCAAATGAAATCTTCTACAAATGCTCAAGCACAGTTTGATGAAGTTATGAAAAAAGTAACACCAACGTTTGAGAAGCTAAGACTGATTGCTGCTGAATTTGCTGTATCCTTTGGGCCTGCTTTGGAAGTAGCAGGTGACGTTATACAAGGTATATTAGATGGCGTTACTAGTCTTAACGATGCCTCAGGTGGACTTTTCGGAACTATTGTAGGTGGCGCTGCTGGGCTTACTTTATTTGCAGCAGGCTTAGGCGGTATAGGAAAAATGCTGAATTTTGTTTCTTTTGGGTTATTTAAGAATATAGGGTTGTTAGCAAAAAAAGCTGCGGCTTCTTTATATAATGCAACCCTTGGAAAGACAGAAATCGCCCAGAAGATTACAAAATTAGGATTACAAGCAAAAGGAAAGATTGCTGACTTGGTTGATATTGGTCAAAAAACTACCAAGAATACTTTAACACAAGCACAGGCATCAGCAGAATTGCGGCTGCAAATGGTACAGAGATCTAAACTCAAAACACAAATGCTGGTCAATAAAGCTAATACAGCTTCTGTTGGGCCTATGTTGGCTATGGGTGCTGCCATTATGATGATTGGTACTGGTGTTTATTTTGCCGCGACAGGATTAGGAAATCTTGTTGCAGCTTTCAAAGGATTAACAGGAGGACAACTAGTTGCTGCTGGGCTTGCCTTAGCTGCATTTGGAGTTGGACTTTTACTTCTTGTTGGTATATTGGTTGGCCTGGTCGCTGGGCCACAAGCAGCGTTTGTAGCTGGTGGTGTTGGCGTTCTATTGGCAATTGGTGGTGCAATAGCATTAATTGGCTTGGGTGTTGGTCTAGCCGCTGCTGGATTTAGTTTAATGATCGGGGCCATTGCAATTCCATCAGTTGAGCAGTATTTGGCGTTTGGCGCAAGCATGATTATGTTTGGCGTTGGCCTGTATGCCTCAGCAGCAGGAATGGCTATATTTTTACCAGCATTTGCTACTTTTATGGGCTTTCTCCTAGGGATGGCGGCAAATCCTCTTGCTTGGGCAGCTGTAGGTCTATTGGCTGCGATTGCTGGGTCGATATTCATGATAGGTTTAGGTGCGAAGTTGGCTATAGACAGTATGACTGAATTAATATCCACAATAGCTAATTCAGAAGGGTTGGGATCAATTCTAGACAGTTTATTTGGTGGCGGAGATGTCACGGTTTCTGCGGGTGTAGAAAAAAGAGTAGAAATAGTGAACAAGCTTATTTCCGATGTATCCGAGGCAGATATTAAATCTGATTTAGAAAATATTGCCTTGATAACCACTGGTGTCTCTGCTGGTTTAATGACTGAGAATACAGTTTCAAATTTAACATCGGTAGCTTCCTTAGCTGATACTATAAAGAATATTTTCAATCCGGAAATAACAATAGAAATGGATTCTGGGGCTGTTGAAAAGTTATTTAAAGAAGGAATTTACAAGGTTAACAGGAGTACGTAAATATGAGTTATCGCGATATAGTAGCACAATACAGTGGTCAAAATGGAACTAGCGCTATGCTCTCCTTTGAGAGTATGATTAGTGGTTTAAAAGTTGAATTTCCAGCTTTCCTTACGGGTTTAAATCAAAATTTCAAATCACAGTGGCAGTCGGAGAATGTCTTTGGTAGAAATGATCCAATTGGAACTTTTCAAGGCACAACCAGAACTGTTGGTCTAGGTTGGTCTATACCAGCGGCATCTTTAGCAGAAGCAAAACAAAATGAACAAAAAATATCAAAATTAATAACCTTTTTGTATCCCGGATATTTTGAATACACCCCTGGGGCTACAGCTGATTTTGTCGGCCCTGAATTGCCAAATCAAAAAAAGAATCTTGTTATGGGCAAGTCTCCTTTGGTTAAAGTGAAGTTTGCCAATATTATTCAAGCCCAAGATGGTGGCGGTCTATTAGGATGGATTGACGGTGTTGATTGGAAACCCAAGCTTGAGGTTGGTATGTTCACAGAGGCTGGAAAATTTTATGCTAAAGCTATAGAAATTTCTATAAATTTAAATGTTCTTCATCAGAAAGACCTAGGTGTTGATCAAAAAGGCAAATGGTTAGGGGATTCCACTAAATTTCCTTTTAAATTGGAGTAATTTATGTCTAGATATGATAATTCGCGAATCGCAATAAATAAAAATGAAATGTACTTTGAACTTTTTGAAGAAAGAGGTGTTAAAAAAATAACTCAATTTCGCTCTTATAGTTTTAAAAAAGTTCCACAAGAAGTATTAGATTCAATACAAACAGAGCAGTATATATGGAAGTATGGAGACTCGTATTGGTCTTTAGCTTCCAAATATTATTCAGATCCAAAAATGTGGTGGATAATAGCTTCATATAATAGAAAACCTAGTGAGGTTTTATTAAGTATCGGTGATGTTATTAAGATACCTGTGAGTGTTTCAGAAGCAATGCAGGTGTTATAGCATGGCTGGTATTATAGAAACCTGGAGAACACAAGAAACGGGGTGGTTCAGCGTCGATGATGGTGAGGCTTATGCGTTTGCGGGTGAACCTGATGTTGATGAAAATGAGGAAAAGGTATCCCGGGCTGGCTCCTTTCCTACTCCAGAAGTATGGCTTCAAATATTTTACAGCGCACTGATCGAAGACTTTATGTGGACAGAAGAAGATTGGAAATTTGTAATGAATAACTTAGATAAATTTCCTGGCCATGGGCCCGTTTCAGCGCCCATTATGAAACGTTATCTTGCGCGATATGCTCTAGATAATAGTGATTTAGAAGACAATATACTTGAAACAGTAAAGAAAGATAGAAAACTTGCTCCATATCAATCTGCTTTTCTTAAGACAATAACCAGTAAACCAGAGATTATGGCCAGCGTACAGATTCGAAATGTAGTTACAAGTGTACAATTTATGCTATTAATGTTTGGTGAAATTGACGATGCCATAGAGGATTCAGTTATAACAAAAAATAATGGTTTCGCAGGGTTTGTAACAGAAATAAACAAACAAGTAGATCAAATCTTAAAGTCTGGTTTAGAAATAAAGAATAAATCATATTGGGACCCGTCTACAGGAATCTTTAGATATCATAAAACAAATATAGAGCAAAGCTGGGCTGAATGGTACTTGGATTGGACATGGACCCTCTTCAAGTTCCAGACCGGAGTCACATTGTTCCAATGGGCGTTTGGGCCCGATGAGACAGAAGAAAAAATGAATGAATTGAGGGAAAATCTTGAAAATATATTGCAAGGTGATTTTAAACAGCTAGAGACCCCCAGACTAGTGGGAAAAAGAATTTACAGTAAAGCTGAAGAAGTATTAGATGGTTCTTCTGAGAATACATTTATTCCGACAAATCGTCCGGAATACGTTTTGGATTACAACGAAAAGAAAATTGTAATTAAAAAAGCACTCACAGAAAGAAATATTGATAATCCAGAAATCCTTCAGGCATTAAAAGATAAAATAGGTGCTAAGGAAACTCCTGATATTGTAAGATTGGAGTCTGGAATAAATGATACTAATCTATTTAAATGGGCCAATGAACAAGTAGAAGAGGGAGAAAAAAATCTTTTTGTTCCTAGTTTTTCAAAATCTCCACTGTTCACTGGTTCCAGTGCTTTCGTTTTTACAGAGGAACAATTCGCCTCACAATTTTCTTTTTTGGATGATGAAGAAGAGCTGAAAAAAATGATATCTATTTGGTACAGTGCTGCATGGTATGGATATGTTTTTTGGTTCATAAATCAAAAGGAAAACACTTCTAAGCCCAGGCGCTTTAATCAACTAGAAACATCTAAATTAATAGCAAAACAAGTTGCTTTTGGTATTGCTAGTACTATTGCGACATTGTACGATCAATATGAAAAGACTGCCCTGTATTTAGAGGCTGCTGTGCTCTTAAATTACGAAGAAGGCGAGATATCTCCAGAAGAATTAGACAGTGCCATAGAAAATTCAAAAAATGCTGCTGATTCATCAATAGAAAATGCTCTTTCTGGTGGAGGGATTGAAGAAGAAGAGGAATTAACAGAAGAAGAATTAAAAGAAAGACAAAAGTTTGTTAAACAATGCATTTTAATGTATAATTTAGAAAACTTAAGAGACAATTATAGAGATCATATTAAGGCAAAAATAGGTAATGATGATATACACGCCAAGGGGCCATTTAATTATCGCTTTCATGCTCTTAATAACACTAGTCCTGATGATAGTGCTAATAGCCTGATTACTAGGTTACAAATGCCTCCTCAAACCCTCATGAAACCCTTACTTGATATCACACCAGACATTCAAGCCTTCTTGGTGCCGAAAATAAGATTATTCAGGGTTAACTCTACAAATATAGGTATGAAAGAGGTTGAGTTTGTTTTTGATAAAATAGAAGACAAATCTAGGATAGACAATTTATTTAATGGTGGGGTGGAATTTGACAGAGGGAACTCTTATGGCATAAAAGGATTCAATTTTTCTTTTGAAGGATCTAATCCTGCGACAGCAAGAAACGATATTACTGCTAATCTTTCTTTATTCTTTCAGAGCTTCCAGGAAATCATGAGAACAAGAAATCATGGCCAAGGAGAGTATCGTATCATAGATCTTTTAGTATTTCCTGTCAACGAAAATAATAGACAAGGCACCAAGACAATTAGACCGGATGAATATGACCCGTCTTATTATAGAATCAGAGCGGATGTTGGCTGGGCAAT